CAGCGGACAAACTTCAGCAAGAAAAAGATATTACTTCTAAAAAGCGTGATGCTTCCATAGTGTCTACAGGATCGTCAACCCAAGCGGGAACGAAACCAGCACCAGAAGGTAAAGCAGGAACTATTAGGGAAGCGTTCGCTATGGCAAAAAAACAATTAAGCACTTAACCTTTTAGGAGGCTCGCATGGCGGGTAACGCAAACTTTGATGAGATTCTAACTACGACTCTCAACAACTACATTCCAAAATTAACTGACAATATCTTCTCTGCCAGACCATTATTTTACGCTTTGACTAACGGTCAAACCATGAGAACCATTACTGGTGGCGCAAAGATTATCGTTCCAGTGATCTACGCAGGGAACACTACTGCTGATCACTACTCAGGTAATGAAACAATTGCTACTGTTAACACAACACCAGGTATAAGCGCAGCAGAGTATACATGGGGTCAGTACGCAGCGACTGTAACCATTAATGGTCTTGAAGAAGCCCAAAACAATGGTGAAGCACAAATAATTGATCTTCTCGAAGGTAAAATCTTCCAGACTCAAGAAACAATTATTGAGAACATGAACGCTATGTTCTATCAAACTGGTCCTGGCGCTGGTGCTTTAGCTACTCGCTGGAATGGTCTTGGAAACATTGTTCGTCATTCAGTAGCTGCAGGTAACGTACTTGGAGGCATTGACCCTAATGCCGCAGGAGCCGTTAACGAATGGTGGACTTCACAGCATCTAGCATCTGGTGGCGTTGCATTATTGACTCCCGCTAAAATGGCTGCAGTTTATAATGACTGTTCAGTTGGTAATGACCAGCCAACAATCATTATTACTTCACAGCAAGCATACGAAAAGTATGAAAGCTTGTTAACAGGACAAATGCGTTACACCGATACAGACATGGCTGACGCAGGTTTCCAAAACCTAATGTTTAAAGGCGCACCAATAACGTTTGATCCACAACTTTCTACTGGCGTAGTTGCTGCTGCTTCACAAGAAATGTATTTCTTGAACACGAAGTACCTTCAGCTTGTACGTCATAGCGATGTATGGTTCAAACCAACTCCGTTTGTACGCCCAACTAACCAAGATGCAGTGTTCTCACAGATCCTTGCATACGGACAGTTGACATGTTCAAACCGTGCACGTCAAGGAAAGCTTTCAGCGCTGTAACCCCGACATGACGAAGTGGGGGGCTTCGGCCCCCCACGATGTCAAACTTTTTGAGGATCAATGATAAATAGAGGCCACGCAAATTCTAACCATCAAATAAGTTACTCAAAAGGTTCAAGATTAGCTGGCGATCCTGGTGCTTCAGGGAAGCTAGTCCCTAATAGGACTTCCCAACATGGAAGTCGTAGCGTTAGACAAGTTGAACAACTTTATGAAGAGATTCAACCTGATGTAGTTAGCTGTTTATCGATAACGAAATCTGGTAATCCCTGCAAAGCTCGCCCTGCTGAAGGGGAAAGTTTTTGTACGTTTCATAAGGAGTAGTAGTGGATATTGAAGAAATGCGGGCTTACATAAGAAGTGTTGTAGAAATCGATTCTGGTGACATTTCTGATGACGTGCTAAACAGGTTTTTGGGAGAAGGTTATGACCAAATGGTTTACAGCGAAAAGCGTTGGCCTTGGTATGAAACTACAGGAACTTTTGTAACGGCCCTTAAAGCTGATGGTTCCCCACAGCAAGATTATACGTTAGATGAAGTTAGCGCTACCGTAACTAATGGTTTACGTGAGATTCAATCGTTAAGAAGAAACAATCAAGTAATCTCTTACGTTGGTATCGACGATGGAGATATTGCGTACCCAGTTAATCTTACGGGTAGCGGTAACTCTGCTTTCTGGAGTTACTGGGGAGAGACTGTACGTTTGTATCCCATTCCAAGCGCAGGTGACACAATTTATGTAAGGGGATACAAAAACCCTGGTGCGTGGGGTGCTGGTACTGCAGACGGTAATGCGCCTCCAGATTTTCCTGAGCCTTTTCATATTGTTATTGCTACGTACGGTCTTGCTAGAGCGTACGAGCAGCAAGAAGATCTAGAAATGGGTTCTACTTACTATAATTTGTTTGCTCGTGAGTTAGATAATCTTCGAGGAAGATATCTAGACTCTCCTGCTCCTCAACCACTAATTTTAAATAATAATAGACTGTCGCGTTGGAGCGCACAGAACCTTATGGCTGGCCGTCTTCGTTATAGCTGGGAGTAAGAGTGGCTAAACGAGGGTTTAAGCTTGAAGCTTTAGAAAGTTTTTCTGGTGGTCTTAATTTTAGGACTGATCAGTTCAATCTTGCTTCTAACGAGTCACCAGATTTGTTGAACGTAGACGTTGACCCTCGTGGAGGGGTTCGTTTGCGTAAAGGTGTTACTGCTATTGACCCTAATAATGCTCAAGCAAACGATATTCAAGGTATGGCTTCTTTCTATACTGATGCTGGATTGAAAGTTGTTATAGCTAATTATGGTACGTCTGTAATCCAAACAAACGTTTACGATGCTACTGCCACTTGGTTACCTATCACTGGGCAGACAGCACGTACTAGTAATAGCCGTTTGTACGGCGTTACTATGAATAACCTTTTCTATGGTGTTTCTGGCAATACTGATACTTCTTTTAAAGTTACTGCTGGTTTGAGCGGAACTAATTTAGGTACAAATCTTGATGGTTCTGCTGGCAATTTTCCTTCTGCCCAGTATGTGACTGTTTGGAATAACTTCATGTGGACTGGAAAGATTGTTGAAGGTGGCACACCATACAACTCGAGAATTCGTTGGTCGAAACTTAATGATCCTGAGTCTTGGGTTAACACGGACTGGGTTGATATTGATGTTGGAGAGCATGGCGATGTTATTACTGGTCTTGTCCCTTTAGCTGATCGTCTTCTTGTTTTTAAGTCTCATAGCGTTCACGCTATGTACGGTGATAGTTCTGAAACTTTTTCTTTGGTTACGTTAAGCCGTGAAATTGGTAGTGTCGCTTTGTCTTCGCCTGTGGCTACTCCTTATGGAGTTTTCTTTTGGCATGACGAGCAAGGTTTGTACGCTTACAATGGCGAAAGTTTTGTTTATCTTTTCGATAAGATAATGCCTGCTTTAGAAGATAACCGTATCCGTTTTAACTCTGCTCCTCAGTTGGCTTGGTTCCGTAACCGTCTATACATTTCTTTAGATTGGACTGAAGATGGCGGATCTATTGTGCGTCGTTGTCTTGTGTATGATCCTACGTTAGGTCAGCAAGGATCGTTCGTTATGAACGATATCGATGCTGACCCGTTGCATGTTCATACTCCTCCTGGGCAAGCACCTATTTTTCTTGCGGCTTGTAGCTCTGCTGCCAACATTGGTCGCGTAGTTAAGGTTGAGCAGCAACGTCATACAGATAACTACAGTGGTAGTGCTGCTACAGCAATTACTTCTTATTTTACGACTCCTTGGGTGTCTGGAAAAAATCCTATTGTCCGTAAGCGTTGGGGTAAGCCTCGTTTCATTATGGATACTTCAGCTTCGGGCACTGTGAATGTCCAAATTTATAAAGATTACGATAAAGCGACTTCTACGCTTATCCAATTTGATGTGGTTGGTCGTGGTTCCACGTCTGTGTGGAACACTGCGACGTGGAATACTTCCGATGAAACTGGTGGTACTGGTGTTTGGGCTGCAACTGCGGATACAAGTATCACAGATATTATTAAGTTAACTACTTTAGGTACGGCTAGATCTATTGCGTTGAAAGTAAATGGCCCTAACCATACTTCTGCGTGGGAAGTGAATGGAATGATGTTTACGTATATTCCTAGGAGAATGAGATGACTTTAAACGTACCTTACCCAACGTTTACTGCTGGAACAGCGATTGTTGCTACTCAGATGAATAGCAACTTTTCTGTTATTCAAAACTACATCAACACAAGTGTGATGGGTGCTGCTGGTGGCACTATTACTGGTGCTGTAGTTATTAGTAGTAATTTAACTGTCTCAGGTTTTGCTAATTTGGGCGCTAACAACCAGGTTTACATTAGCCCGACTCAAGAAGTTACTGGTTTAGATACGGGCACAAATATTACTACTAATGATGCTTCCAGTTTTTTAAAGTTTAGAAATTACCCTATCGGTAGTAATACTGATCAACCTTATGCTTCTAATCGTTACCAATACACTAAATATGATACGACTGCTGGCGAAGGAAACCCCGCAGGAAATATAGTTAATCGTCCTGAGTCTCAATACCGTTTAGTGATAAATGGATCTATTGCTATTAGAGGCGACATTATTGGTTACACAAGCCAAAACACAGGCTACAATCTTGGTGAAGGAACTCGTATTGAAAGTCAGGGAATAAACGTTCGAGACAACCTTGATGTTGGTGGCTATATCAGGGTAATGACTAAATTCAATTACGCTCGCTTGTTCATGGGTAATGATTACGCTCAGAATCCTGCTTCTGAAGATTGGCTAGAATGGAATGACAACATTCATTCAAGCCAACCAGGATTTGGATTTCATGTAAACGGTGCTTCTGCTACAAATATGAGTGGTCGTATTCTTTCTATCACGAAAGATTCGAGCAACTATGTGGATGTTCGTGCTCCCGTAGGTCAATATCCTGCATCAACAGGACCAATCACTGCTGGTTGGCCTACGATTTCAGGATCGTATGCCAACATCGATACGGGCACTCAACGTTTAGGAATTTCTTCTTCGTCTATTCGGTTCAAAGAAGATGTAGAAGACATCGCATCTGATACAAACTGGACAAAACTTAAAGCTTTAAAGCCTCGTACATTCCGTTGGAATCGTGAAGTAGCTGAACGTTCTAGTTTAGATTACGAAACTCAAGCTCCAGAACTTGGATTCATTGCTGAAGAAGTTCATGAAGTTGCTCCTGACATGATTTTGTATGATGCTGAAGGTGACCCTATTGTTTATCGAGATAAATCAATGCTTGCTATGCTTGTAAAAGCTGTTCAAGATCTCGACGAACGTGTGGAGGCTCTTGGCTAATGCCTCTGACAACAAATTACACTCAGCAACTTAACGCTCCAGTAGCAATCACTTTGACTAATGGCCCTACCTATGAGGGCGATTGGTCAAGTAATACTGCTTACCAAACAGGAGATGTTGTTAGGTACACGCCTACAGGGCTTACATACATTTGTCGTCAAAACAACACAGGTCAGACTCCAGGGAACACAACATATTGGCAACAGTTGTATCCTGTTCCTTCTTCTGGTGCCGCTGGCGCTACAGGGCCGACGGGACCTTCTGGTCCTACAGGTTCTACGGGACCTGTTGGGCCTAATGGAGAGACTCTTCTTAATGGTGTCAATAATCCTGCAGCCGCTTTAGGCGATGCAGGAGATTTCTATATCAATACTTCCACTAACCAAATTTTTGGTCCTAAGACTGTTAGTCCTAATAATTGGGGAACTGGAATTAATATTGTTGGTCCCATTGGGGGTACTGGCCCGACGGGACCTACAGGTCCTACGGGTTCAATTGGCCCACTCGGACCGACGGGTCCGACGGGACCAATTGGGATAACTGGGCCTACTGGGCCTGTGGGCCCCGTCGGACCAAGTGGTGGGCCTCCAGGGCCTAGCGGTAGCCCAGGTGGGCCTGGGCCGCAAGGTACTGCTAATGGTCTTTTAAATGGCGGGGCACCTGATTCTACTTATGGTGGCATCTTTCCTATTGATGCTGGAGGGGTAACGTAAATGGCTTTGCAAATACAATTCCGTCGAGGAACTTACGCTGAATGGAATTCTACTAATCCTGTTTTGGCTTCAGGAGAGTTTGCGTTACAAACTGACGAAAGCCCAGGAGGAGCAGCGGAAGCTGCTGGTTCGTTTAAAATTGGGGATGGGAGCACAGTTTGGAATTCTCTTCCTTATGGCGGGATAACTGGTCCTCGAGGATTGACTTCAGAGAACATTGATGGCGGGTTAGCTAATTCGACGTACACTATTATTAGCCTTGATGGCGGAAATTCAGGAGCACAGTAGATGGCTGTAATCATTCAAATGCGGCGAGACACTGCCGCTAACTGGACAACAAATAACCCTGTCCCTGCGAACGGTGAATTTTGTATTGAGACGGATACAGACTTCTATAAAATTGGCGATGGTGTCAAGACTTGGACGGCGTTAAATTATTCGTCACTCCCAAGTGGTACTGCGCCATTGGCGTCACCTACATTTACTGGAACTCCCGCAGCGCCTACGGCTGCGGCTGGGACTAACACGACGCAGTTGGCGACAACTGCGTTTGTTATGGCGATACCAAGTACATCGATTATTGAAGTGCAGGTGTTTTCCTGATGGCTAGTTTCACTAAAGGTTTATTGTCAGCGACTGTTGCCACAGATGGGGATGCGTACGCAGTTGGAACATCTGTGGCTATCGTTCATGTTGGCCCAACGGTGGCTACTTCGATTGATGAGATTTGGATTTATGCGACTAACTCTTCTGCCGCAGACGCTGTTTTGAGTATTGGTTGGGGCGCCAATGTGGCTGCTCTTGGCAATCTGATCAAGCTAACGATTCCAAAACAGGCTGGATTAAAACTAGTGATCCCTGGCCTCATCCTCAAAGGCGACGTAAGTGCGGGTCATGGGGTTCAGTGTCTCTCTTCAATAGCTAGCGGTATTAGCCTCACTGGCTATGTCAACCACATAACGGCTTAGGAACAGATCATGACGATAACAAAAATAGCTCTCTCTAAAAGCACCGATGGAAAAATGATCCAAAGTGTAGGAGGTCTCCCCACGCAGCTTCATGTTGCTTCAGCGGTTCCTACTGATATTGATGAGGTTTGGATTTGGGCATGCAATGTTCATAGCGCAGATGTGTCAGTAGACATAGGTTGGGGTATTGCTG